TTAGGGCGCAGCATTTTCCTGGGCATGCCTCACATGCGGCCAACTGGCCTCGCGCTTAAGTTTCATGTATTCCCTAGTCACTACCGGGTGGAGGGCTTCAGTCAGAAGCTCCGCAAACCTTAACGCGACATCCTTCTCTAGCCCTTTGATCGTTCCAGTTCTAGGGGTTGCGCAACTGATGCATTTTTCAGCGATACGGAGAGCGGCGATCACGCCCCAGATGTACCCATTCAGGAGCTGGTTCTCAAGCAAGACACTACTCTCAGGAGCTTCCTGATAATCCCAGTCCACTCGGAAGTACTTCCCTTCCGCGAACACTTCGATTTTTGGCAATGCGGCCTCTGAACGAGGGCTTGGCTCTTGACTCATCTGACTGATCTCTCTGGGGGTACGGACCGCTCATTGTAAGGCACCATCCTGAAGGTAGGCTGTTTCCCTGCGGTGCCATAGTTGCCGTGGAAAAACCTCATGCGAGAGCAGTTCGTGCGTTACTGAGTCGATCGCCTGTTTCAACCTGCTGTCAGGTCTGCGGACGCCTGAATAAATCTTTGACGAGCATCATACCCCAGCACGCCGCCTTTCAAGCTGGAGACGTTATAGGACGTGGGCTGCGGCGGAATTGTATGGCGCCTTCTGACGAAAATCCGTCAAGGGTCTGTCTAGTATTGCTTGGCGCGCTAAGGATTTAGTCGACCCTGTATTTCACCACCCCATCCCGCTGGTGTGGACCTGGCGATTGATCAAGCAGTTACCTTGACGGCCAAGTCTGGAATTTTTGACGAGGCTGGTGCTGGCCAAACTGCGTGAATGCTCGCAAAGCGCTGCCCTGCGTGGCTTTCAGTGCGCCAACCAGTGGTGGCGCCGGAGCAAACCGTCTAAACCTGTCAAAAATTTCGTCAAGGCTCCGTCAAGGAGTTCGGGTTCGCTTTCCTTGATGTCTCCGTGGCTCACCATCCTCACAAATCACCGTCGTGGACCTTTCCCGTTTCTGGACGTTGGGGCTATCCGGCCTGCTGCCCGATCTGCCTCCGCCCAGGCTGGTTGCGGCTCTCTGGCGGAGTCGACCGACCTTGCCGCTGCGTAGACCGTCCAGAGCCTGTCCAGAATCCGTCTGGGGTCTGTCAGGGGTATGAGACGACCAAGCCTGCTTGTTTGACGGCCGCCGCATGGAGAAAAGCCTCAGACGTCGACCAGGCGCGGGATTCGTCTCATACCTGTCTCACATTCCGTCAAAGCGTGGTCAAAGTAATTGCCAGCGCCGGCGTGTTGGGATCTACACGGTGTGTAGAATTCAACACTCGTTGCTGGCGCAGTCTGAGCCTGTTGCATGAGGGGTTTCGCAAATGGGGCGGCAAGCCCGTCGCGCCGTGGCATTGATTCTTCCGCAACTGGGCAGGTTGCCAGTGGAAACCACTGCAATACCGTGGAAACCACAGTGGAAACCAGCGACTGGCAACCGCTGCATTGGTAACTTTCCATGGTATCCAGCGTGGTAACCACTGGCCGGGTTCGCACCAGCTTTGCGTAAGAGGGTGCGAACCAGAAGTGCGAACCTCGGTGCGAACTTCGCCGGCACGCACCCGCCAATGCGTACCAATCGTGCGTACCTGGCTGCTTACTGCGGTCATGAGCCTATGCTGACGCTCACCAATCGGTCAGGTGCCTGTCAGGTATTCACGCAGCTCTCAGTGCGTGAAATCACTGCGTGAAGGGCTGCGTGAGACTTTGACGGGGCAGAGCTTCGCGCAAGGACCAATGCGCGACGGACGTGCGCGAAATACAGCGCGAAAACACGCCGATACGCGCTTGACGCGGGTCTTCCGTGGGGTTGTTTTCGCAAAGGGGCATTTGATGCGTCCGTGACCAGGAGGAAGTGGCCACCGCACCTGGTCACCAGCTACCACAGGGAATGCCATATTTCTCGATGTAGCGCTTTGTTTTTTCGCCGATCTTATAAGCGTATTGACCTTCGGTTTTACCCTGGCTAGGCCCTAGAGGCTCAATCTCTGCTTGAGCGTGAGCAACCTTGATGGGATGGTGGCATGAGTCTCTGACCCATACTTGCACGATGCCTGAGTGGATACTGGTGGCTTTCGACCCAGGCTGTGTGAAAACGCATGCACCGTTTTGTAGTCTGCGTTTCTACGTAAAATCTGTCGGCTGTTGGTTAGTCAGCAGACCGAAAATTTACGTAGGAACGCGACTTTCGTTCCGATTCTGAATGTCAGACGCGCTCTAAAACGTTTTCACACAGCCTCGACCCATAGCGGACGATTATCCAGTATCAGCCTTGGAATCACTGTCAGTCTCGCGAATAACTTCAGCTAACATAACCCACCTTCTGGATTTGCGTTGTATACCCATAGATACAGGATAAGGACATTGCATGACTGATGAGTTGATGACGACAGCAGTATGCTGGGAGATGGATGCAAACGCGTCGGTGAGTTTTGCGTACACCGCTAGAGACCTTTTCTATTTCTGCCCCAATCCTCGATGCCTTGTCGAAGTGGTGCCAGCAAAAATCAACAACGTATTTTTTAGAGCTCCGGAATCCCATGTATCTGGTTGCATAAACGAAAAGAAAAAAACAACGGCGTCCTCAATCCCCGTCGTGCCTATGCAAAGACACTCGCCTCCGCCGCCGCAGATCATCCCAAGCCATCTGGGCGCAATTGCGAAAGGACACAAGGCTACCAAACCAACCCTGGCTCAAATGCGTTCGCTTGCTATGCAGATCCAGGCCGCCCCGGCGCTGCATCCTGGTACCTTGCGTGAGGTCGTTGATGCTTGGTGGTTAATGAGTAAGATCGATCGCCGGCAATGCCCGCTTCACATCGCGGCCCGGGCGCTGACTTACTTCGACGCCTTTGGTCAGTTTGGCGTCGCAAGCAGGGACATTGCATCGTTGGAGTGTGAACGCATCATCGCTTTCGGCCAGGCTTCGGTAACACTTTTCAAAAACACCTTTTCTGTCACGACATGGCGCAAGTTCAATGCTGGCGGCAAGTCCCTGCCGATCAAGGTCAGAGTAAGGTCTGGCGATCCTGATTTTGCGTATCTGGCGCCTGGTCAACACGTGACGCTGTTTCTGCACGGCGTCACCCCCGCCCCCGACAGCCAGCAAAAATATTTCGAAATGCAGACCTCCAACGCTTACAACGGGTTTGTTATTAAGCCCATGCTCACGTGACAGAACACGTGCCCCTCGTGATTCAGGCTGTCGGGTGCCGACAAGAGCGGTCTTGCATACCGATGTTCACCAGCGCAAACATCTTCCACGACGCAGGCGCCAACCTTTGGTGGCCTGCTACAAGTCATCAGCAAACTCAGGTCTGCACGCTCAGAAGCGTTCGCTTATTTCTGTTTTCTGCCGCTCACTTTTTCAACGTGTATTTCTCAAAGTGGGATGGTCGGTCACCAGGCAGGGTGGTTACAGGTCGATCTGGTCAGCGCCACCGGCTTAGCAAAACTTAACATCCGGTTGATGCGAAAACCTGACAAAACCTGACATTGGAAATGCGGTATTGGGGCTTGGCCCACCCGTCAGCCATCTAACTATTGTCAGGTTGGAGGGCTCTGGGCGATGCTATTTGGCGAGCAGGTTGCCGTGGAGTGTCAGCGGTAAATGACGTTAGATCGTTGGTCATATGGAATAGGCTTCACCAACGCCGGCCCGTTTTGGACCGAAGCGAACTATCATCAGTGCCGCATCGTTGCCCTTTCAGTCAGGATTGAGCGAGTTGGTTATGTTCTCAGTGTTCAAACGCGGACTGGGTTCGTCCGTTGTGCTTTTCAGCGTGCTGATATTTACGAGTCACACCTATGCTTCTGCGGATCTCAACACAATCGAGCGCGCTGCTTTGCTCGGTAATGCTGATGCGCAGTCTCGCTTGGGCGTGCGCTATGAAAAAGGTGATGGGGTTGCCCAAGACATGGCGCAAGCCGTGGCCTGGTATCGCAAGGGAGCGGAGCAAGGTAATGCTTATGCCCAGTCCAACCTGGGGCGGTTGTATCTGCAGGGTATAGGTCTGGAAAGAGACGCAACGCTAGCAGCCCTCTGGTCTCGTAAAGCCGCCGAGCAGAACGAGCCTGTAGCACAGTCCAATCTAGGGTTTCTATACGACCACGGCGAGGGGGTAGAGAAGAACATCCCGCAAGCAATAGCGTGGTATACAAAGGCTGCCGAGCAGGGGAATGCGGTTGCACAGTTCAACCTTGCCGTACATTACGATCAAGGCGATGGCGTGACGCAGGACCTGCAAAAGGCGTTCACCTATTACCGTAAGGCGGCTGAACAAGGCGCTGCCAATGCCCAGTGCCAACTGGGTGCGATTTATCAGTACGGTCGTGGCGTGCCGAAAAACATCAATGAGGCTGCCCATTGGTATGCGCTGTCAGCTGATCAGGATTACCCGGCGGCCCAATACAGACTCGGCATTCTGTACGGAATGGGTGAGGGCGTCCCTCAGAGCCATGTTGAGGCCGCTTCGTGGTACTTGAAAGCCGCCAAACAGGGAGACGCATCGGCGCAATTCAACCTGGCTGTACAGTACGCCAACGGTGAGGGTGTTACCCAGGATCAGGATAAGGCCGTGTATTGGTATCGGCAGGCCGCCGACAATGGAGTGGCCTTTGCCCAGCACAATATGGGCGTTTTCTATGAGCGCGGTACCGGCGTGGGGCGCGACTTAGTTGAAGCCGCCTCGTGGTATCGCAAGGCTGCTGAGCAAGGTAATGCAAGGTCCCAGTTCAACCTGGGGCTGCTGTATGTGAAAGGTGAAGGTGTCGCAAAGGATTATTCCGCCGCTGCTAAATGGTTTCGTCTGTCTGCCGAGCAGGGCGAGGATGGAGGACAGGCAAGTTTGGGAAATCTTTACTTCATGGGTGAGGGGGTACGTAAAGATCGAGCCCAAGCTCATTTCTGGTGGAAAAAGGCAGCGGATCAGGGGAACAAGGAGGCTCAGGCTGTTCTTGAAAGGTTTTGATGGGTAGGTTGATGCGCCAGGCGACTCCTTGACGCATATCCCTGTGATAAATGGTAACCGTGCTAGATGGTTACTTTTAGTGGTTACCCCGGTGGTTACCGCATCAGTCGGACGAGTGGCAAGCGGTGGATACCAGAGTGGATACCGCCCGATCTGGGCAGCGCCAGCAACCTAACAAAACCTAATATTCGGCTGACACGAAAACCTGACATTGGAAACGCGGTATTGGGGCTTGGCCCACCCGTCAACCTGTTAACTATTGTCAAGGTGGGGCCGCTGGATGACTCCGTAACGGAGATCCCTTTGATGGATGGTAACCAGGCGGGGTGGTTACTTTTGGTGGTTACCTGAGTGGTTACCACACTGGCTAGAGAGCTCCGTAGTTAGCGAGATAGGCGCATGGTCTAAGGGGCTGTCTACGGGTATGAAACGGCCGCCCGGAGAGCGGCCATAGTCAATCGCTCTACATCTGGTCCTCAGCATAAATCGCCGCGCTGATAATTGCCCCGCCCACCCGACGTTTGCCGAAGCAGAGCGGGACCGGGTTACCCGAGGCGGTGGTGTTCCTGGCACTACCAAAAGCATAGCCAGGGGTGTTTTCAGGGGCGGCGCTGGTCTTTAGGCCGCCGGCCTGGGGACTGAGCATTTGGATGACGCCGCCCGCGACCATTCCTACACCTGTTGCAAACAGAGCAGCAGATACCGGCGGCGCCCAAAGGGAGAGGAAGGAAGCGGCGATTAGCAGCGCGCCTACAACAGTCTGCAACACACCAGCCCGCTTGCTGCCGACGATCACCGGCGCAATCACAATGTCGCCTTCGCCATGCATTCTGAGCTCATTCTCCCCGACGTTCTTTTTCCCTAAGAACACCGCGAACTCAAGTCCCCTTGATTTCGCGTTCGATAGAAAGCGCTCGAAGCCTGGCAGCTGCACACAAAGCGCTTTGATGGCCTCGGCAGGGGTGCGCACGGCGAGCTGGTAAGACTTCCCAAATTGGCGCAACTGGCCATAGAGCTTGATGGTTCTGATCTGGTTGTACTGTGAGGCGTTCATACCTGGTCCTCTGCGTAGATTCCCGCGCTGATGATTGCACCACCCCAACGCCTATGACCGATGCAGAGAGGCACCGGATTACCGCTTGCTGTGGTGTTCTTGGCGGAGCCAAATGCATATCCCGGATGATTTTCTGGGGGAGCACTGGTTTTAAGGCCTTGGGCCTGGGGGCTGAGCATTTGAATAACGCCGCCGGCGACCATGGCAATACCTGGGGCGAGTGTCGCTCCATTGGTAAACGGACTGGCGATAATCAGCGCGACACCAATGATGGTCTGCAGAAGCCCGGCGCGCTTGCTGCCACAAACCACCGGCACAATGCGTATTTCCTTCGCGCCGCCCAGCGCCAGTTCCTTTTCGTCGACGTTCCTACGGTTCCGAAAAATCGCAAACTCAAGCCCCATCTGTTTCGCAGTTGCGAGATACCGTGCGAAGCCTGGATGGTTTACGTCGATCGCCTTTACCGCCTCGCGCACGTCGCCGGTCGACAACTCGTAAGTGTGTTCACGCCCGAACAACTTCGCGGCCGAACCGCTGAGCAAGATTCGAGTTTTGCTGCCGTAGTTGGTGGTCATTGCCATCGCTTTTACTCCGGTGCGCCCGTGGCGCTGTTGGTGGGCACGTCGACACGCAGTTGCATCGCCAGGATCATTCGGGATGCCATTGCGTCGTCACGAATAGCCTTCTCGCGTTGCGGATTTGGGTTCCAGGCTGAGCAATGAATGGCCTGATAAGCGCGAGCCCCGCGGAAAGTCCCACGCAACAGATCGGCCGAGATCCTGGCCTCGCTCTCGCTGAAGAAGGGCCCGTCTATGGTCACCTTCTGGCCGTCGCGGAGGTGCTGGACCTCCCAGACGACATACCCTCCGATCACTCGCGCATCGCTGGAAAAATCTAAGGTCTTGCACGCCTCTGCGAAGCGCTCTTGGTGTGTGGGCGGTTGGCTCGCTGTATTGCTGCCTTGGTCTGTCATGTACACCTCTGGCGTTGGTGATGGGCTGATGCCCGGTTGTGTTGCTCTGTGTGTCGCGACACGTTTTGCGAATTACGAAAACGTGTCGCGTACCGATGGGGTCATTTGCCGACGAGGCGCAGGTCGGGCGGCAGCCTTGGGCCGAATGGCGCACCAGGCGCGAACGGGTCGGGCAGAAGGTGCTCTGGGCATTCCCTGATGAAATTCATGGTTGCGAGTCGGCAGGCGTTGAACAGCGGTGCGTCGTTCCATTCCTGACCTCGGCGGGCGGCGCTGTCCTCCAGTGCGTAGGCGAACACCAGATCGGCCAGGCTGGCCAAGCCCTCCTTGCGCGCTGTCTCGCGCTCCACGGTATTGATCGCCAGCAGGTCGCACAGCCGATCGAAGCCAAGCCCGTTGGCCAGCCCCTCGGTATCCAGCACCAGCGAGCGCCCGAACCCGACGAGCACTGTGCGGAGGTCGTCCGACTCCACGCGACGGTGGTCGGCGGCCCGTTGCTCGAGCTCGGCGATGGTGCTGGCGGTGAATGGCAGGTATTGGCGCAACTTGCTGGCCTTGCGGCGGATGGCCCGGCGCTCGTCGCGGATCGAGTCAAGCCGCGCACCGAAAGCGCGGCAGATCCGCCGGGTGGTGATCAGGCTAGTGCTCATGCTGGCGCCGGGTTTCCTGGCGATGTCGACCAGGGCAATGACGAGGCTGGTGCTCATTGGGCTTTCTCCATGGGCGTTGAGTCGTAAGCGGCGCGCAGGTCAACGCCAGCCGAGCAGTGGCGGCCGGTGGGCGCGTAGCAGGAGCGGCAAACCATGATGTGGTTGAGGTACTGGTCACGGGCCTGTCGCCACTCAGGTGTGGCCGTGGCGGCACTGGCATGGGGGCCGGTAACGAACTGGGCAGGGTGCTCGACGCGGTTGGCCAGCACCAAATGCGGGCGAGACTGAGGGCGACTCCGCAATTTTGTGGAGTCGGTCCCGGCGATGGCCGGCGGCATGTGATCGAGCAGGGCGGACAGGAGGCTCATAGCGCCACCTCGGCCTGATTACTCGTAATCCAATGTTCCTGTGATTTCAAAAACGCCGGCAACAGCGGCAACAATGGCAACAGCCCCGTAAACCGTGGCCTCCAGGTGTTGCCAATGCTTCCAAATTGTTGCCACCGGATTTTTACCGGCAACAGTGATAACCAGGCTGACGGGTTGAGCTGGCCCCTTATATTGAAACTGAGGTGTGTGTTGCCAGTTGTTGCCACTCTTTTTATAGGGTGGCAACGGCTGCAAGCCACGTCCCACAAGGCCGTTGCCGGTGTTGCCACTGTTGCCAGTGATTCTAGGTTCCTGTGTATTTGGGCAATGCTGATTTGCCCGAGTGGAGGCGTCATACACCACCCCCTTCGCGGTCCATTGCCTCGGGATCGACCACGTACAGGCGTGCCTGGCCACCACCGGGGAGCCGGTAGTTTTTGGTTTTGCGTTCGTTGTCGCGGCGGGCCAGGACGTTCGCGCCTTCCAGCGCTTTGATGATGCGAGACAGGCCGTAGCCATGGGCAGCTTCGATCAGTGCCGGCTTGTTGAACAGGTACAGGCGGTTATTGCCCGTCAGCTCCCAATAGCCGGCGCGGTTGAATACCTTGGTGTCAGGCGTCACGTCATCGACATCGGAAAAGCGGCTACTGCCATGGCGATCGATGAAGTCGAGAATGCCGGCGAGGATCTGTCGGTCTTCAGCATTCCCGCTGCCTACCCGACTGAGCCATTCGCCATAGAGCAAGCGGCAGTCGGCGAGGGCGGTGCCCGGTTTCCATGGCAGCAGGCCGTAGGCGATGGCCATCTCGCCCGCCAGCGCGATGACGGCGAACCGATCGGCCACGCGCCCGGCCTGAGCGTTGTCCTCCACAAAGCTGGCGCGCACGCCGGCGAAGTCTTCGAGCAGTCCAGTACGGTCGTCACTGGCGAGCAGCTTCTCGACGAACGCTGGCCCGAGGTGGCCATGGTGGGCGCCGACGGCCACGGTGAGCTGCCGGTGGAAGTCCGCGCCCTCAAGCCCGTGCAATTCGTCAAAGGCCCGATGCGTGCGGGTGCCGGCGTTCACGTCGACCATGCGCAACTCGGCGCCAGCGTGAGCGGCATTGCCGGATATCGCGGCGTGTTCGGAGAGCGAGCGCTCGCCACTGGAGAGCGTCAGCAGGCGCCAGCTCAATTTGGCGCGACCTTCACGCTCACGGGTCATGGTGCCTTTGCCCTGGCCGTTGGCGAGCGAGTAGGCCATTTCCTGTACGCGCTTCGGGTCGGCGCGTTTGATCTCGTCCAACGGCAAGATGGTGTCGTTACGGCTCGACGCCTCGATCTCCAGGCCGCCCTTGGTCATGTCCCAACTGGCGGCGAATACGCCCGGGTCACCCCACACCGACGAGCCGATCAGTTGTGCCAAGGACTTGCCGCTCGAGCTGTCGCCCACCAGGTGAACACCACCCCCCAGCACGCCGACCAGACTCAACAACGGGCCGGCCAGCGAGCAGCCGATCGCCAGGGTCAGCACCGGGTTGCCGGCGCACTTCGCGGCCACTTCCGTCTGCCATAGCGCCAGCTCGCCGCGGCGGCTGAAAAGAACCTGAGCCTTGTTGCTGGCCTGGTACCGCACTTTGTCGCTGCCAATCGTCCGCCCGGGCAGCACGAACGCCCCCGACTCATGCCAACCCGGTCGGCTGGTGGTGGCGAACACCTCGGCAGGGTGTTGGTCAAGCAGGTACTCCATGAAGGTGCCGCGTTTCTTCAGGGCGATAATGACGCCCATGCCGAACAAGGCACGCCGGGCGTCCTCGCCGCTGCCGCCGAACACCTCCATGGCGATGATCCATTCCTTAATGCCACCCTCGGTGACCAGGCGCAGCAGACGCCCCTCGCTCCCATTGTCGCTGTTGGTGGTGCGGGCCACGACCGTGACGGGGCTGGCGATCCACTCATCAGTGATGGGACGGTCACCGGTATCGCCCTCAGCGTCGTCCTGGTCGGCGGCCGTGCGTTTGAAGCCGTGCCAGTAGACGCCCGGGCGCAGCTTGCGACCTTTCTCGTTGGTCACCCAATGCTCGTACACGGCCCAGCATGGCCTGTCGGGAGCAACTCTCACTGTCCCGTCTACGTCGAGTTCTGCGAGCTGATCATTGATCTCTCGCTCTCGTCCTACGGCAGTTTGTAACTGGTCCAGATCAATGGCGCTGAGCGCTTCCCCACGGTCTAGCTGAGCGGCGGCAATAGTCTGGATCAGCCTTGCCTGATTGCGGGCGCTCTCCAGGGACTTTCGCTGGTAGTCGAGTCGTGCCGTGTCGCTCAGATTCCCGGCAAACAAGTCCTTGAGCTCAAGGCCGATTGCGGCGAGAACATCAGAGGTAGCGCAGCCGCCGAAGCAATGAATCAGCACGCGACCGTCAATGCCGGACGCCACGCTTAACGATGGTGACTTGTCCTGGTGCGCAGGACATTTGGCCATGTAGTTATCCGTTGCGGACCGCCTCACTCCATCCAGCCTGGGGAGTACGAGGCTATGAAGCGGATCATCACCGACGATGGTTAGCTTTGGAGTGCCCCTCATGCGGCGCCCTCCGGTTCGTATCGCGCCAGCACGCGGCCGATCTGTTTAACGATTGCGTCGGCTTGCTTGCGGCTGTGCTCGTTCGCCGCGCTGTCACGCAGTTGCACCAGATCGCTGAATGCGCCGATCAACAAAATCCGGCCGTAGTCGTCCATATGCGGCGGCACGTCGTCGCGCACGGTGATGGCGCCCAGCTCGAAAGGAATCACGTTACCCATGGCTGGCGCTCCCAGCGAAGGCTCGACAAACCCGGCCGTTGTTCACCGCATGCCAATAGGTCAGCTCGTCGATTGAGTCGACCAGGCAGGTCGTCACCTGGGCATCAGCACTACGCATAACTACGCGCCCGCACTCCGCGTCGACCTCGGTCAGGAATGGCCCCAGCAATGCCTTTGGCACCTTCGGGTGACTGACGTAAAACAGCTCTTTGGCTTTCTTCGGGCAAGCCGATCCCGTCGACGCTAGTGCGCCGTTTTGAATTTTCATGGTTTAAATCTCTTCGGAGTCGGTCGGTTCGAACCGTGTTGCGCCGCCGCGAATAACACGAAGCCCAATTACCGCCGCCCGGGCCACGCGATCAATGAAGCCAATTTCAAGACAGGTGTAGCGGCCACCCATCCCGACAAGTGCGAACTGGATGGCGTAGAACGCTTCAGTTTCATCGTGCGCCGCCAGGTCGCGCACTTCACCTTCGAAGAAGTCGACACCCTTCTGCCAGTCAGCCGCTACACCGGGATTGTTCCGCGGCCAGTTGATCAATCGCCCTTCGGAATCACGCGTCGTGAAGCTCAGGTCGTCACGGATTTTGATTTGCGCGCTCATTTGGCCACCTCCGCGGCGTCCAGAACCTCTTGCATCTTCTCCACCTCAGAATCGACGTAGTTCGCCCAGTCGTAGCCGAGAAAGCCGCCGAGGTTCGCCAGCTCCTCGATGTCGTGCGACGTGCCGTGCTTCATGTCCTTGATGATGGAGTTGAACAGCACTCGCATGTGATTGATGCGTTCCTGGGTAGCGCGCAGCAGGTCAAGTGCGTCGTCGGCGATGTTGGCGGTGCTCTGGGTCATTGCGCACCGCCTTGAGCTTCCAGGGTGCGAACGATGGTCATGTGGGCGTTGTAGCGAGTGAGGCGAACGGAGAGGGACGAGTTTGCGCGGAGGGCGCTCAAAGCCATGCGGCGGTGAGCAAATGCGCGAAGAGCGGACGGATTGAGGGCGTGTTTCATTGGTACAGCTCCTAACGTTGAGGAGCCGCCACTACCTGCTGCAAAACAGAATTGGGTGGCGGCTGTGCGCAGGTTTGCAGACCGGGACGTTAGGAGCCCGGCGCGCTCGAAAGCGCCCCACGCACAGCCACCATAAAACGAAGTTGCAGGCATGAAAAAAGCGCCAACTTTCGAGACGGTGGCGCTTATGCGCCTAACGATATTCGGGCTGCAAAACCCGGTCGCTGAATTTGCAGCGACGGGCGGACGATAACTCCGATGGGCGAGCTTGGCAACAGTTGGGAATGATTGAGTGGGCGTCATGCGGCAATCCTCCGCCGGTGTTTGCTCTGTAGCCCATGGACGTAGCACAGCAGGTTAGCTTTACGCTCGGCGTAGGCCATGCCCGAGCCAATCAGTGCCGTGTCGCGCAGCTCGGCCAAGGTGACTAGCTCCAGCTCACCAGCGTTCAACTGGTCGCGGTTGCGTCCGACGAACGCCCCGGTAATCACCTCGTTGATGAGTCGAGCTTCGTTGATGAAGTGGTGTCGCTGAGGCGTCTTGCCTTGAGCCTCGCAGTTGAGCGCCAGCGCATCACACACGGCGCGGTAGCCTATGGCAGCCTCACGCCGGGCGCTGGCCCATGGCTTCGACTCGCCGCGCAGCAGGGCATCTACCTGCTCGTCACACCAGATCTCAAAGTCCACAGAGAGCCAGCGGGCGAACTTCACCGCTAGCTTGGGGTGGAGCCAGGTACCGCCGCCGCGGTCCTTCCTTGCGCGGCTGGTTTTTACATATGTGATTTCCCCATATGTACGCTGCAGACCTTCCAGATAGCGGATTGCATCGGGCAACCTGAGCCATTGTGCGGGCTCTTTGCCGAACTGCGCAGCGGCTTCAGTTGCATTGATCCAGCCGTCGGCATTGAAACGCACGGCCTGGCCCTCGTAGTCGAAGGGAATTATGCGGGCTGTCATGCCGCCACCTTCGCACCGGGCTCGGAGATCAGTGTGTAGACAGCAACACCACGGTGGATGCGGCCCCACTCGTCCGTCATCGTGATGCGGTTGGTAATGATCTTGTAACCGGCGTTCCTAAGATCGCAGATCCGCGCACCAGGACGGCAGATGTTCAGGTCGCGCATGATTGCGAAGGTGTCGGCAGGCCCCTGGCGTAGGCGCGGAACAAGCCGCGCTAGTTGGGCGTCGTTGCTGGTATTCTCTACGTGAGTATTTTCGTGGCTGGCCTTATTAGGTTGGCCATTTTTTTGGTCGGTCATCTAGGCCGCCTCTACTCGCAAAGCGACCAACGAGTCGCACCAGGCAATTACCTCGGCCTCAATCCAGACTGCAGACTTTGGCCCAAGCATCACCTGTTTAGGGAAGCGCCCTGCTGCAATGCGACGGTAAATCTCAGATGTAGAGAGCGTGGTCAGAGCCTTGACCTCGCCAAGCTTGATAAAGCGACGGGGATGATCCCCTGTGGTAGTCGGTTGTTCAGATTTGCGAATAGGGTGGGCTTGAGTTGCCATCGACTGCGCCTCCTGGGGCGGTGTTGGTTACGATGGCTGAATATTCGACGGAAGCCCTTTTTTTAAAAATCCTCTACAGTCACGACAAATTGGTTTTCCCTGATGAGAAACAGGTTAACCGTGACGATAGGGGTATTTATCTACCAGGCAGGCTTGCGTGTTCTGGCACTTCTTTCTCTTTGAGCCATTTCACCAATTGCTCAGATTTTCCTGGTAAAGCATCGTGAAAGCCTTCTTCAAGCAGTGCTTTGTATACTTTGTCAGCCATTTCAGAAACTCGAATCTTCTTGTCGATATCGGCGATCCACAGATCCTTTGCAATGACCCAAGCCCTTTCTTTAGCCATTGACTTCTTCTTTGGTGTGGCTCGGCTGCGCTCGGTCTCTGCTATTTCACAGGCTGTTGCGATTTTGTTGTTCAGTACAGCAAACACAAGTCCAGAAACCCCTTCTGTCAAACGGGGTGTAATTTCAGGAAGGATCATCATTAGCTTTTCAAATGTCGCGAAGGCATTGTCGAGGCAGTCTTTGACATTCTCTTCGCTAATTTTATTTTCGAGGGAAAGCTCCATCAGTCTTTTCAGTTGTTGGAAATTTAATGGATCGCTTTGGCTCTGTGCCTCTGCAAACTCTTCAATCAGGCGATCCAAAGGCTCCATGAACTCACGTTCGATCTTTGTGGGTTTTGTACTCATACGGCACTCCGAATAGAAACTACCTTCGCACCAGCACATAGCGCGTCAATGGAGTCAGCCCATTCCTGCATCATTCCCCGGCGTTGCTCGACATAGGCCGCATGGTTATAGGTGCCACGGATCTCGTCACTGTCACCGTGGGCAAGCTGGCGCTCGATCCAGTCCTTGTTGTACCCGCGCCCGTTCAGTTCGGTACTCAGCAGGTGGCGGAAGCCATGGCCTGTCTGCCGACCTTCGTAGCCCATCACTCGCAGTGCTTTGTTCACCGTGTTCTCGCTCATAGGGCGATCGGGATTGGCGCCAGCAAAAACCAATGCATAGCGCCCAGTGACCTCTTGGAGTTGGCGCAGGATGGCAACGGCCTGGCGGGGCAGGGGGACGATATGAGGCCGGCGGGCTTTCATGCGTTCGGCTGGAATCGTCCAGGCAGCGCCCTCTAGGTCGAACTCTGTCCAAGGGGCTTGGCGAAGTTCGCCAGGGCGAACGGCTGTCAACGCGAGCAGACGGATAGCGTGCCGGGTCAGGGTATGGATGTTCGCAGCTTCGCATTTGCCCAGAAGCTCGGGCAATTCGTTAAAGGTGATGTGCGGGTGATGGCGAGCGGCTTTTGTTGGCGCAGCTACCACGTTCAGATCGGTGGCCGGATTGACCTCTACGACGCCCTTGGCCAGCCCATACCGAAATATCTGGTGTAGCCATTGGCGGATCTTGCCGGCGGCATTCAGCGTGCCCCTGGCTTCCACTTTGCGCACCAACTCCACCAGATCGGGCCGGGTGATCGCTTTCACCGGGCGGGCGCCGATACCCGGAATCAGATCATTCTCCAGATACAGCTTGGCTTTGTAGGTAGTGCTCTCTGCCCAGCGAGGGGCGTTGTAAGCGAACCACTCACGTGCCAGCGTCTCGAAAGTCAGCCCCTCGACCCTCTGCGCCTGTTTGGCTGCTTTCTTTTGCTCGCCGGGGTCTGTGCCCTCAATCAGTAGCTGGCGCGCCCCATCGCGAAGCTGGCGGGCTTTTAGCAGGGTGATGGCAGGGTATGCACCGATCGCCAGCATCTTCGCGCTGCCGTTGAAGCGGTACCGATAGCGCCATAGCTTGGAGCCGGTCGGGGTTACTTCAAGGCATAAACCGTTGGCGTCGGTCAGCCGGTAAAGCTTGTCCTTCGGCTTGGCGGTACGGATGGTGGTATCTGAGAGTGGCAC